GGGATTATCTCCACAAATGCTTCTTTAAAACCCTTGTAGCAAAACTCGTCTAATTGACTCTTATTTTCTATTAACCAGAACATTTAGGTAAATATAATACCTAAACTTTAACTTATCAAGCTTGATAAAACTTAGAATAATTAAATTTTAAAAATTGTCCTAAATAAATAAAATTACTGTTTAATTCAGTATATTCTATTATAGTTTTATTTTGTTTAAAAACTTCATCTTGAGTAAATCCTCCTAATACCCATTTAACTCTAATAGTTTCATTTAAAATAAAATTAATGCTAGAATCTTGGTTTATTAATTTATAATAATTATTTGAATTTATTTCTTTATAAGTATTACTATTTATAGGTTTAGAAAAATATCTATAAAAAAAATTATTAGAATAATCCCCACTAGTAGGTTTAGCTACATACGAGATTGGATTTGGAGGGACATTTTGATTTAAATTATTTTTAGGGTACTCTGGGGTTGGTTGGATAAAACTATCTCCGTTATTTTGTTCTTTAATAAAATTTATAGGAACTAAAGGAAAATAAGGAACTTGTTGAGGATTTTTATTAGTAAAATATTTCCCATCAAATGTTTTCCAGTAATAACCAATGTATGCTTCTCCTGTAGAGGCAAGAGCATATTCACCTCCATTAGTGTATAAATTAGTTTCTGTTAAAAATTCAGGATAATACATTTTTATTATTTGAATTGTGGAAGATATTGTTTTCTAAGAGCATTTATAACAGCAGCATCCGAATCTGTAGATGTAATATTTCTACTTTTAAGAGTAATTCCCCAATAATAAATTAGTTGAGATAATACTTCAGTACCCGATAGTTTACGGTTACCTGAAACTGTAAAAGTAATAGATGCTAGTTCATTAAGTACTGTTTGGGCATCCGCTGCTGAAATTTTATAGTTTTGAAGATTAGTAGCAAATACTGCTCTAGTTTTTTTAGCTCCTTCTCTATCATTAGGACGTTCAATTTTATCTACGAAAGTAGTAGTAGCTGAAACTAAAGTTGTAGAATTTTTAAGATTATATCTAAATGCTGAGTCTAAGATAGCTAAAGTATTAACATATGGGTTGAAAAAAGCATATCGGGTGTCAATGTTAGCTATTAAACTAGCTTTACGATTTCCTAATAAAACATCAATACCCGCACCCTTAGTAGTATGTGTTTGGAATAAACCATAACTTTGACAAGCATCACCGTTAGCTAAGTTATTAAAATTACTTTCAGCTTGGGCATTAGCTAAAGCTACTGCGGCTTGGGTTTGAGTAAATCCCGCTATTCTAAATAAAGTATAAATAATATTTTTGTTTTGAGTAGCAGTATATTTTTTATTCCAAGGAGCAGGAATTTGAGTTTCGTCACTAACTAATCTACCAAAATTATCATTAGGGTCTGTAGCGCATTTAGTTTTACTACGACTTGAACCATCACTACTTCCACCAGTATTACCACCTGATTCTTGAGATATAGCAAAAGTTTCAATTCCAATACCTTCTCCTGTAGTTGGAGGTCCTAAAATTATTCGAGGCTTAGGAACACATAAAGACTCAATTTGGGTTTCCCAATAGTTATTTTTTACGGTATGTGTTATACCTTTAACAATAAAATCAAAAGCATTTCTATAAGAAAAAGGTAAATATTCTTCGCTAATAGTAAATTTATTAAATAACTTTATACCAGCTAATCCTTCCATAGTTAAATTTAAACTAATAGGAATATAACCTGGTGGATTTTGGCCTTGAAAAGTTACTTGCCCACTATCATCTGTAGTAGTATTTAAATCTGAGGTGATTTGAGATAATTCCCATTTAATAATAGATTCAACGCAATTGTAGTATTGGGCTTTAATTGTATCTGAGGGTAGTTTACTATCAAGAGCTAATATAAGGTATTGTTTATATATTTGATATTGGGATAAAAATATTTTTAAAGCTGCCTCTTCTTGAAGCCTTTTAATTTCTTCTGCTTTTTGTTGTTTTTGTCTTTCTAACTGTTGATTCTTTTTAGTTTGATATGAATCTAATCTTTTAGTAAAAACTCTATCAGTATACCCTTTATTAAAAGAAGTTAAACCTGTAGGAACATTACTTACTACATTACCTGATTGTTGAGCCCCTACCATTAATTGGTTAGCTATATTTTTAGAAATTTCACTAGTAATATTTACTTCTTTTAAAAAGCTAGCTTCTCCACGATTAAATCCTGAGACTCTAAATTTGGTTAGGGTTGTGTCTACTCCTAAGGAATCAATATCTGGGATTTGACTTAAATCTAAAATGTAAAGGATATTAGTATCAGGGTCAATTTGAGTTACTAAATTTATAGTACCATAAAAACAACTATTAATTTCTTTTAAAAGATTATCTAAAAAATTATTTAAATTAATAGTATGTTCAACAGAATCATAAGCAGAATCAGCACAACGTTTAATAGTGTTCATACTAATTTGGATAGCCATAGTTCTACCAAAACTCTTAGTTGAGTCTTGGTTAAAAGGCTCATCTTGTAAAGGAAAAACACTAGGCCATAATTTTCTGATTGAGTCTATTCCACCTTCACGTACATTAGCATAAGCATTAACTAAACATATATCATCATTAATAGATAAAGTAGTAGCATCACATATACCAGGTACTATAGGATAAGTATAACAGTAATTATTATTTAAATCAAAATCTATATCTATAATAGGTTGTTCAGTATTTTGATTATAATACATTAAAGTTTTACTTATAAAACCTAGTAAAGTCCCAAAACTAATAAACTTATTAATTCTTTCATAATTTTCAGACTTCATATCATTAACTTCAGTTCTAAATTCTCCATAAAAAGCACCAATTCTTGGAGGTTTAGCTATTCCATAACTAGTTTTAACTTCATAACGAGCATTAATTCCTGGGATTAAATCTGTTAAATAATAGCTAACAAAACCTTCTCCCCTAAGACCAGGTTCTGATTTTTCTCTAAGTTCGGGAGATATTCCAAATTCATTTTTATATAAAGTAATATAAGTATTTCTCAAATCTTCTACAGATCCTTCTATATTTAAAGAATCAATTTTATTACCAAATTGGTCTGTATTAGGTATTAATATATGATCAATTAACCAAAGCCATCTATGTATACTACTTTTATTAGCTTCTGGGGTTTTAGCTAGATCCTGTGGGGTAAATGGTACAGTTTCATCACCTTGTTTAGTAGTAGCTTTAAGTTGATTTTCTGCTAAAGTTAATTCTGAGGTAGGTAAATTAGGAAGTTTTAAACTATCTAAAACATCACCTGCTGATAGTATTCTAATTGAAATATCATATCCTCCTCCATCTCTTAAAGTCCAAGTAAAATTAACTACTCTGCCTAATAAAGCATCATAGTTACCATTTGATTTTTCTTTTTCTACGTTTATTAAATCTAATATTTTATAATATTCAGATTGATTTGATTGTAAAAAATTAGCCATTACTGGGCTTTCTGTATCATCTCTAGTAACAAGATTACCCTGATTGTCATAATAATTAGTCCAACCCCATTCTATTAAAACGTGATATCCTAAACGTAAGTATAAAGACTCTAATAATTGGAATTGTCTAATATTATTAGCTTGAATATTAATTGTAGCATCTCTGATACCACCACGATTTCGGGGAGTTACCTTAAAATCTAATATACCAGGCATCGGATTAGCTCCTTGCTCGAAACCACCAAAACCATAAGCTCCACCTTGAGTAGAAACTGTACCTGCTCCTACGCTTTGCCCAGTAGCAATATTAGTTACATCCCCATTCCATAATGAAGGTCCAGCTATTCCTTCTCCAAATCTTCCTAAAAACTGATTATAGGTGCCGTTATATAATACTAATGAACGAGCTAAATAATTTTGTCTTTCTATATTTTCAGGAAGATTAGCAGTAATGCTTAATTCACGTTGTGCTTGAGTATTTAAATTGACAGAAGACGCTAATTTAATCCAAGATGTTTTTCCATCATTTTTAATGATAGATGCATTTGAAATAGGATCTTCTCCTAAACCTTCTTGTCTAATTTTAACTTGCTCCCTAACGTATTTAGGAAATCCTTCTCCAAGTATATTCTTTTTAGCCATAACATTTTTTAAGCATTTATCAATCTAAATTCGGTAACGATGTTTCCCACGTTTGAAGGTATTCTTATAGTAAGACCTACAGGAGGAAATAAACTATCTTTTACTAATTGGTTATTAGCCATAGGAATAACCCACCATAAAGAAGAATCACCATAAAATTGTTGAGCTAATAAATCATATCTATCCCCTACTGTAGTGTTTACATATAAATCAGTGTTAGACAAAGGAATATTTTGATAAAGAGTAGTAGCATAATATTGCTTATTCTTTATCGTAGTTAGTATTCTATTATCTTGGTAACGATTCATGTTTAAAATAAAGAAGCAAAGTTAGTATTAGCTAAAGCATTTCCTAATTCTGGGGATATTTCAGGTTGGGGAGTTGTCTGAGTTTGTCCTATAAATGTTGAATTAGCTGATATAAAGTTAGGATTGAAAGTTTGTGGTACAAAATTTTGAATAGGAACAAATGTAAAACCTGTAATTTTTATATGATGTGGTAATTCACCTACCCATCTAGGATCTGTGATAGGAATTTTATTACCTTCATCATCTATATTAATTTCCCAAGTTGAATCGTCTCCATTTACTTCATAAGTAAAAGTTTCTATAAAACCCCATTGATCTTTAATATAATCACCTATAGTTAATCTAACTAAAGGTCCTCTCATATAACCACCTTGGGGGTTATAATTAGGGGTTACGGCTGAAGCAAGGTATCCTAATTTTAAATAATTAGTTTTCATTTGTTCTCTTGTAAAAGAAGGAACAGTAAAACCTAAATTTATAGTTCTTGTAAAACCTTGATATGTGTAAAACTTTTCTCCTCTACCTAAATATCTAAAATTATCCCATTCAGCTGAGTAGTTATCTGTTATATTATCTAAAAATGATTTAAAATGTAGAAATTTATATTCTGAGGGGGCACCATTTACTAAAGCCCCACCATAGTTTAAAATAGCAATTTTAAATTCTACTAAATCAGTTCCAGTAGAAGTTCTATTATATCCTAGTAGATCTGCGGAAAATCCTCCTTCGGTTGTAGATATTTCAATATCACTTAATCCACTACCACTAGTGTAACTAATTAAATTTTTAGGAGAAGAACTAGCATTTAAATCTCCATACATATTAGTTATATTCTTAGTAGAATAATTAGGAGATATAGATGTTATAGTAGTAGTTTTATTAGCAGATTTTAATACCTCATCGGTGTATCCCTTAGTAAAAGAATCATAAAATGAACGACCACTTACAACCTCGTCTGATCTATTTCTAGTTTGTCCACTAGTAAGTATCCAAGATATATTAGCAGGAGAATTAACATTACCTAAAAAACTAGAATTACCTTGATCTGCTAATTGAGTAAAAAACCCATCTGTAGAGTAATATCTGCGAATAGTAGTATTAGTTGCTCCTAATTCAGAGTTAGGTCCTCCAGAATATCTTAAAATATTGAGTGGGCTTACTGCTACACTAAATGGGTTAAAAGGATTAACAGCAATATCATTGTATATTTTACTATTAGCTAAAAGAATAAGTCTATCAGAACCAGCTTGGTCTAAATTTTTAACTTGATATCCATAAGTTGTAGTAGGATCAATTACTGACCTAGCTGCAGAAATAGGGTCAGTATCGTCCTTTTTAATGTGGATACCAAAAGGAGTTAAAGCTACTTGAGCTAAAGTATTTAAAGGGTTATAAACTCTACTAGTACCAAATTCTTTTGGGTTTTGGCGAGCTAATAAATTTTGTTTAGCTATAAAAAGAGTACCATTTGGAGATAAAGCGTCTGTAAAAAACTTTAAAATACGACTTTCATCTGTTAAAACAGCACTAGCTGTACCTAACGCTCCATTTCTTAAAATAAAATCAGTTACTTGAGGAGGAACTTGATCTGGGATAGGTACTTGAATATAGGGTTGGCCACTAGAAGCACCATCTCTTCTATCTCGACCAAATCTGATACTTTTTTGCCCAAAGGCGTTACCGTTAGAGGAGCTACCTCTACCCGAGTAAAACCTAAAGTTTCCAGGGTTACTAAGTATCTGAACTAAACTCATTTATTACTGAGGTAAGTTTTTTAAGTATTCTCCTTTATTGAAAGAGTTATTAATAGATGATACTCCTGGATCTTTTAATGCAGAAATTGGTACAGCACCATTTATATCTAGTTCTGAAGGTTGGGGTAATTGGTTATTATCTCCATCTTCATAAGTTTGATACTCAGCATTAACAATAGGAAAATTAGATCCGTTTAAAGAATAACTAGGTAATCCTGAAGGATCAGCATGCATTCTAGATTGTTTAGTAGCTAGTGGATTTGTTTTTGGGGTAGTACCATCCCATGGCGTTAGGTTAGAACCTCCTTGAATAGTTAATTTATCTAATAATCCCATATTTTTAAAATTTTAGTTGTGTCAATAAATATTAAACTAAAGCAAGAGCTGTACCTACTCGATAACTATCCATATTAATGTTAGTTGGTTTAGCTACAAGTTGTTCTAACAAACCAATCATTTTATCAGTTTTTCTAGTATCACCCCCACCTAAATTAGTACCTGCTACTACAGTATCGTTATTATTTAATGCTACTGATCCTCTAGGAGTTGATAAGATACGATCACCATAACCCGCAGGAGAAATAGCATCATCTACTGTAGGCATTTGAGTAGCTTGTTGTTTTTGACTATTATATAGGGCCATCAAACCTGCAATAGCAGCACCTATAGCTACAGCACCTAAACCAAATGTTAGAGCGGTGCTAGTAGTAATAGCTCCAGCACTCATAAGACCTAGTTGAATAGCCATTTGTGCTAAACTAGCTAAAGTTTTAGCTAAAGACAATCCAGCCATTAACCCTAATATAGTATAAGTAGCTCCAGCCGATGAAGTTAAAGAAGCAAAAGCGTTTATAACAGGATTTAAAACTTCTAAAATATTACCTATTGCCTCTTGGATTTTAACTACAGCATTTTGAAAATTTTCTGCTGCGGATTGTTGCATGTACTGATTATATAACTGTTCTCCACCTTCAACTGTTAAAAGTTCATTTAATCTTCCTTGTTCAGCTAATTGATTTATATTTTCAGCTCCTAAAGCATTTAATACTTCTTGTTCTCTTAAAGAATTAGCTAATTCGTCTGCTGTTAATCCTACAGCAGCTGCTAAAGATTCTTGTTGAATTCTATTTAATTTAGTAAATTCTGCTGCTGATCCTACTTGTTTTCTAACTTCAACTGCAGCTCCTGCTACATCTCCTGTTAAAGCTAAATATCTAGCTTGTTCTAGATTAAGTTGTTTACCAGTTAATAATTCAGCTTCAACTTCATTAGCAATAGAAGATTCAAAATCTAATAAATTATTAGCAACTTCGGCAGCTTGTTCTAAAGTTAAACCAAATTGTTTTACTTTAACTACGGCTTCTGCTAATAATTTGTTATTAAATCCATAGTTAGCAGCTAATTGCCCATTTATTTTAAGAACTTCTTTTAAAACTTGTCTACCGTCTAATCTAATACCGGTTTCAGCTTCTAAAGCTGATACTTGATCTAAAATTTCTGTAGTTACTTCTCTTTCACTTTTACCGGTTAATGCACTATATTTTAAAGCTTGGGCTGCTTCAGCGTTTTCTAGACCCATTACTTGGGTTAACTCTAGTGTAGTTTCTAACTGTTCATTAGTAAATCCCGCTGTAACCCCAGTTTCTTCGGCTAAGGCTGTCATAGCCTTAGATAAAGCATTTGTACTTACATAAGATTTATCTGAATTAACTGCTATTGAAGTAAAGTTATTTCTAAGATTAGTAGATTGTTCAGCTGAAATTCCTAAAGCACGGCCTAATTCTGCAGATGCTTGGTTAGCTTTAAATAAAGAACCTAAGAAAAATGCAGGGCCAAATGATTCTGCTAATTTATCACCAGCAGCTATTGCTATATCAAAAAAACTACCTCCTTCTAAAGCAACTTCACGCATTGCTTGGGCCGCTTCTTTAAAGGGTTTAGCGATTAAAGGACCTATACCTGGAATTGTTTTAAGAGTTTCTTCTAAAGTATCAAAAAATCCTGTAAGATTATTTAAAGATTCAGCAGCAGTTACTATATTATTATATTCATTACTTAATTCAGATGCTGCATCTGTAGAAGCGTATAATCCTTGTAAAGCTTTATCTATATTTTCTCGTTCGGCTTCGGTAGCAGTTACTCTAGCTTTTTCTAAAAATGATATAGTTTGTTGAGTTTGACGTTGTTTTCTAGCTACTTCAGCAGCCACTTTAGCATAATCATTAGCTTTTTTCTTATCTTTAAGATCATCTTTAGTAATACCTCTTAATTTAGAAGTAGCTTTAGCTAAATCCGAGGTATCTTTTGCTGCGGTTTTTATAGTAGAAGAAAAATCTTCAGAACCACGAGCTACACTTGCTAATTCAACTGCTATATCATTAAAGGTAGATTCTAACCTAGTAGCTGCTTCTTCTAATCTAGCAATACTTTCATCTAAACCTTTTATATCGTCTTTTAAAGCCATATGGATATTATATGGTAATACATATTACTTATATGAAACTTTTTTAGGACTTGAAGGGTTAGGAATATTTAATTTTCCGTCTTTATTTAAAAGATTAGTAGTTTTGCCTTTTCCTTTTTTATTTTTAGCCTCTTTAATTTGATTAGCTTCCTCTTCGTAAAATTCTTTTATATTTTTAAAAGTAAACTGTCGAAGCCATATAGGCATATGATATACTGTATCCCAATCATACCCTCCTTTACCATGAAAAATTATTTCATGGATTTGTTTAAATAAATTTATCCTAAATAAAGGAATATCTTCAGTCCTTAGGCCAAAAAAAGTTGATAGTAATTGGAATGGCTCTTCTTTCCTCACTTCTAGGGGGAAAAAAAGACAAATCTATGTCTGGTTGAATTTCAAGAATGTAGCTTCTTAGTGCTTTAGCATCTCGAGCTAGCAGATAATTATCTACAAACTCTCGAACTACTTTTTTATCTCGTTCATTATCTACAGAGGTAATAATATACTTCAATCTAGTAGATAATTCAGGTGTGTTATCTTTGTGAATTTTTTTAAGACTTTCTAATTCTTGAGAAATTTTAACTTCATCACCATGAGTTAAAAGTTTAAAAGTAATAGGTGTACCTGAAAATGGGAGAGTAAATTCAAATTCATTAACACGAGAAGCAAATAAAGATTCATCTATAGGTTTAGCATCTATTTGAGACAAATCAACAGTAATTTCTTCTCCACCCCAACTAAATTTATAATCTTTACCGTATCCTAAAACACGAGCAGCAATCATAATAGCATTTTTATCACCAATAACTAAATCATCAAAATTAATTTTAGATTTAACTAAAGACTGAAGTAATTTATCAATTACTATTCCTTTTTGGATATAAGATTGGTTAGAAAGAATATCTTCTTCTTTAGCAGTCATGTATTTAATTTCTACTTGACCTGAAGATAATGGGTTTGATTCAGGATAAACCAATCCTTTAGAGGGTAATTCTACTATTTCAGTAGGTAATTGAAACTCGGGCATAAATAATTTATTTGTAACTAGTTTTATCTATTATACATATAATGTAAAAAAAAAGCTTGGCAAAGCCAAGCTTAAATTTAATTTTCTGTAAACTTTTATTAGAAGTTTAAGATACAGTAGTCTGGTTGAACAGTCATTGAAATTTCAACAGCTTCATCAACTGTGTCCCAGCTATAATCACCAAAAGTAACATTGGTAATTAACGCACCTTTAATAATCCACTGAGAAACGATATCACCAACAGGGCCTAATACGTTAAAAGTTAAATCTTTTTTGTAGAAGTCTGAGTAACCATCTCTACCTGTAACAGATTCGTGGTGTAAACGTACCCATTCCATTACAGCTTGTGCACCTGAAGGAGTAATTGGGTCAAATAGTGTGAATTCAATTGGTCCCCAAGTAGTTTTACCTTTTACAAAGCGTTGGATATTAATGTGATTTAATTCAGTTGTACCTTGAGTTAAATTAATAGCTCCAATCCCCTTTACAATGTAAGCTGGGAAGCCATCCATCTCCATAATGAATCTGTTAGGCTGCTTTGGTTCAAAAGCTGTAAAAAATATTTCGTTGGATGATAATACGGCCATTTTATTTATTTATTTTATTATAAATATTCGTAATTAAAAATTTTACGCTGGGAAAGTAGCTCCAGTTGGTAAGATATTGAAGTCTAGGTAAATGAATTCAGCAGTCTTAGTTGGTTGTAAGTAAATTTGACCTACTAACTGGTTTCTATCGATTACGTCGGGAGTGTTGTTGGAATCATCCATTACAACTCTAAACGCATACAAACCTTGACGTTGTTGAACTGATTCTAGATATGGGTTAACTTGGTTTAAGAAGTTAGTTCTTGTAGCAAGAGTATTTTGTTCAAATACTAAGTTATTTGCTACTTGAGAAATGTACGACTTAAGGGCGATTAACAATCTACGAACATTTACACGATCAAGTGCAGATGCTTTTTTCTGTAATGTTTTCTGACCATATACTACAACACCTTGACCAGGGAATGTAGCAATTGGGTTTACATTTCCAGAATATAAATCATTACGATTACCTTGTGAAAGTTTTCTTTCTGCTCTTATTACGGTACTTAAACCACCTCTATTAATACCCGCCGGAGCGAACCATGGTTCAGAAATACTGTCGTTAAACGCATATACTGCCGGAATCATAGTAGAAGCTGGTACCCATACGAATTGACCAGTACCTGGATCAATAGTTTGAAGCCAAGGCCAATAAGTAGCAGCGTATGAACTATTTACAGAAGAAGCTGCTGTAATAGCTTGTTGTACTGTTGCATTGTAAGCTTCGGTGTCTACAACTACAATAGCATCACCCCTGCTTTGAACATTATTAACTAAAGTAGTTAATTGAGTAGTATTATCGGTTAAATTTAAACCAGGAACTGTAATTACATTATATTTGTAATCATCTTGGTTACCCATTAACGCGATCATATCATTATAATCTGCGGCGTTAATACCTTGAATATTAGTTGAGCTAGAAATATTATTGTAGAATGCCGCGGCACCACCATAAAATAATTGACCAGTAGCTCCTGTAAAAGTTCCACTAGCAGCTGTTGGAATTGAACTTGTAAATGCAGATTTAGCAGTACCGTTATTATCAAAATAATTTGGAGTAGGTTGCTGGATAGCACTTACATAAACATATCTTGAATTGTTAGGGTAGTTACCAATTACTTCAACATAATTTTCTGTAGAATTGTAAGTTTGGTAGCTATCACCAATTACTCGAGCAATAAAGTTTTCTTGAGTTGGGTCAAGTGATAAGTTAGTCCAAGTTTCAAGTACAATTGGATCTGTAGTTGTATCATTGCCTTGTCTAATTAATAAGCTAAACTGGCCTGAGCCTGTATCTACGTTAGTAATTTGCCATCTTACGTTATCAGATGAACCACTTGAAAGGATTCCGTTTGTACCTACTGAACCTGAATTGTTCATAAGGGCACCCTGAGAAATAGTTTTTAAGGTAAATGAACCTGTAGTATTACTACCACTAATAGCACCACCGGTAACTGTAGCAGAAGTAAATGAACCCGAAGCTACTCTAGATACTAATAGGGTTTCACCACCTTGTTGGAAGTAATTATAAGCAGCAATTTGAGTTAAGTAGCTGTATTCAGCACCTCCACTTAAAAAAGTTCCACCAAATTTATTTAAGTAATCTGAATAAGTAGTAACAACAGTAGGAATTTCTACAGGACCTTTTACTGTTGGACCTATGATAGCTGCACCTACAGTTACTGGTTGCTGTGAAACGAATGAATTATCGTTTTCTCTAGCTAATACCCCAGGTGAAATTAAAGTTTCTGCCATTGCAAGTTATATTTTTAGTTTTATTATAAATATATGTTTTCTTTTCAAAAATCTTTACAAAACCTTCAAATATAACTAAATCTAATGGGATTTTTATTCTATAGTAATTTCACCTGTTTCCAGACTAATTTTACCTTCTCCGTATTTTTCGGTTAACAATTTTCCTAATCTTAAATTTTCGTTTTCTAAGAATTGAACATCATTTTTTAAAATTACTCTTTGATATTCTAATTGACCTAATTTAAACATTAAATCACTTTGTTTTCTTTCTATTTCTCTTAATGATTGTAATTCTTCAGGAGTTAAAACTTTTTTTTCCATATGTTTATAAATATTATTTTTTTAGTAAAGGTTTTATTTTAGACATAACTAATTGTGGGGTAATTGATTTTTGACAAATATGTTGTTTATCAGTTCCTTTCCAAATAGGACACCAATCCCAATCACCGGCATCAAACACAAAATTTGGATTAGTCCAACACGGAAAACAATTATCTGTCATTATACGTGTAACACGAGAAGTAAATTCGTGATTTTTTTCTGCAAAACCATTAATCATAGCTGTGTGTTTCCCGATTGACCAGTTTAACCAAGATAAACCTGAGCCTAGTCCTATAAATAGGTCCGCATAATAAAGATAATTAACTACTTTATCTATAGAATGTCCATAGTGATTAATGGTACCAGGTATTGAAAATTCATTTTGAGTAAGAGAAATTACAGCATAACCTTGCTGGTTGAGTAACTTAACTAAAGCACACCAATACTCATATTTCCATTCTTTACAACCTGCAGTAGCATTAGGACCTATTACAACATATTTTTGTTTATAAGGTCTTTCACCTTTAGGAATATTAAGACCATAATTTAATTCTTTAAATTCTAAACCTAAAATATCAGTAGCAGTTGCTTGCATTGGGATAGTATTACATTGACGAGGATGACGAGCTATGTTTTTCCACCCACCATCGTCGTCTCTAAACCATCCTATTTTATAATGAGCTGTACATTCTATAGAAGTGTTAGGAGATACAAATTCAATATTTTTATATGCTTCTAATCCTTTAAACCAATCATTATGAAATGTAGATAAAACAACTTTGCAATTATGTTTTTTAGCAAATTCTACAGCATAAGGAGTCCAACCAATAGTATCACCTATTGCTTTAGATTCTAATGTAATTAAAACTTTTTGATTATTTAAATCTAATCTACTTACTTCTTTTCCGTTTATTTTAATTAACCAAGGCACATAATATTCTACATTACATTCTACCCACATACCATTATTAATAGTTTGAGAATGATATACTTTACCAGTTAAAGAATCAATAAACTCTATAAAATAATTTTTATTAGAATTTCCTAAAATTTCTACTTTAGGTTTATTTAAATAACTAACATAAACAGTGTTTTTATCTTCTGATTCTTGGTAGGTATTTAAAAACTTTTGAAGAGTATCTGCTCCTATTTGGGCTACTTTATCCCAACTAAAATCACGACGAATAATTTCTGATTCTTTAATAGCGCGCTCTTTATGGTCTTGCCAATTAACGTAAGCATCGCGCATTACACGAGCTAAATCTTCAAAATCAGGTTCGTAATAATTACCTACATGATTTGGATTTTTCTTTTCGCCTAAAATTTTAACAGGTAACCCTTTACCTTCAGCAAATTCCATTTGACCTGAACAAGCTGAATATATAGATGGGGTACCACAAGCCATAGCTTCAATCAGTGGTAAGTTCCATCCTTCACTACGAGCACAAGATAAGAATACGTGGGCATTTCTTAAATGTTGAAGGTAATCTTCTTTAGAAGGAAAATGGATTACCTTAATACGTGAATCTTCTAAACCATAATGTTTTAATCTATCTTCTGTAGTTTCAAAACCATCATTTGAGAATGGGTTATCTACTGAGAGTATTAGGTCAATAGGTTCGTTAGAATTAAATTCTTTAAGGAATGTTTCAATTATTTCTTGTGTAGATTTTCTATATTCCCAACGACCAAATACAACAAATTTAAAACGATTATCTTTATACTCGTCTAATCTATCTAAGTGAATAAGTGGATAAAAAGTATCAACGTCTACTCCTTCAGGTACAACTTTAATTTTATCAATAGGCATACCTTGTCTAACAGTACATTCAGCTTGCCATTTTGAAGGTACCCAGATTTGGTCAAATTCTTTTAACTTATTAAAAAAATGTTCGGGTTGTAGAGTTGACTCCCAAACATTGTAAGCAATTTTAGGACCTTTATAAGAATAATAGTAATAATGATGGTCAGTTTCTTCTAAAACTATATTAACGTTATGTTCAAACTCATTAGGATATTTAGAGTACATTTTATGTTCCTCTAATTTATGATATTGGTTTTTAAGAGTTTGCTCGTATAATATCTTTTTATCTACATCATCTAAATAAGGCTCTTCGTTATGAGGTTCGTCACTAAATTCTTTCCAAGATTTACCTACAGTAAAGTTTCTAACTTTTACATCAACATACTTAGATAAATGTTTAAAGAAATCTCTTGTATGATTAGCGTAACCTGTAGAGCCTATGTAAGGTCCGTGTGCATAAACTTTTGGATTCATCCTTTAATTGCTATGATATCATTTTCTAAAATATCTACAAGATAATTATTTTCTTCCAATAAATCAACTAATAGTGAAATATCTACATGTTGATGTTCAGCTCTGATTGCTTTAATATTAAATTTATTAAAATCAATACTATTTAAAATATCGTAATCTAAACCTTCAGTATCAATTTTTAAATAATCAACTTCAGTTATACCTAATTGTTCCATTAAAAACTCAAAAGTAACACAACCTATTTCTATTTCTTCTATCATGTCTTGATAAAAGTTATCTTGACTTAAAATATTATTGGGTTGTAAACTAGCCATCCCTAAATAATCTCTATCGATATTAGGATCATCCCAAAATTTATCTTTTAATTTAGTTAAAGTACGAATATTAAAATCTTTATCTACAGCACCGCTTACTTTAATTAAGTTATCGTGGTCTGGGATTTTATTTAGAGCGGTTTCAATGGGTTCAATCATTACTCCTTTCCACCCTTTATCACAAAGATGTCTTAGGGTATTAAAACTTGAAGTTCCAATTTCTACAAATGTTTTCATAATTATCTTATTACTATTGCGTCTGAGTGGTTATCAATACCTGTACTTATTCTGTTAATAGGTACATAATATGTGTTAAGGTGATGTAGTAAAATTGTTTCATTAACAAATTTGTCTAACCCTGTTAACCATCTGTCGTAAACTGGGTCTGTAAAGTGGTAGTAAATTTCATCTTGAAATAAGTTATGATAAATTTTCATAGCATCATAACCCCCAACAGCAAACAAATCATTTACATTTAATATTCGATGATCGTCATTAGTATAATCAAATAAATTTACTTGATTAGGATCTAGTTCAGTTATATTTGAAATAAGAGGACAAGATTCAACTACCAGATCTGTAAATTGTAAATCATATCTTGTTCTTATTACATAATCATATTTAATACCACTTTCTTCAACTAAATCCCAAGCACGTTTTAACGACATCCACATTCCTAATTGTGAATTTAATCTTTGATTATTAGAGCCTTTTATATCAGTAGCATCAAATTTAATTGCTCTTTCAAATAAATAATCTTTAGGTTTATATAACTCTAAAAGTTCTTTATAAGTATTTTCTGTAGCTGTGTATGTTGTTTGAAGTTTACCTTCATCAAAAAAATCATACTTATAAAACTCATTATCTACCCACGAATGTAAATAAACATCAATATCGTATTTGTCTAAAAACCATTTTTTACAT